AAAACTTTGTGAGTGTTGCACTAAAAATAGTGATGCACTTTGTGCAACATTGCCTCTTGACTTTTCGCCGTTGTGCAATGTAGCACTTTTATGGTGCATCACTATGTTAATTTTGTCTATTATGCGCTATTGACTTTTACCGCCCTCTGTGCATCACTCGAATAAATGTTCGCGCTGCCAGCCCTTCGGCATGTTGCATAAAATACAGGCGCAACCATTAAATCATGATCGCATTGGTGAAAAGTCTATTAGTCGCTGTTTGGATTTCCGCCCGGACAAAAACGTCATTGCTTTGCGTCTGGAAAGTAGCTTTGTTATTGTTTTCAACAGTAACGCTTCGTGTCGCAGTGATAAATTTAATGGTTCCTGCATCCGTTGCCTTAAAAGTAACAAGGCCGCTATCATCAATGTCAAAAAACTTCAGCATCAGCGTATCGTTTCCAATGGTTGTGTAAAATCTTCCGTTTCGATATGCAAGCATAATCTCCTGTTCAGTTTTTGTAATGCAAAGCAAGTGGATAAATCCAAGTGGCAAGTGATCATTCCAAAAGCTCCCTTCAGTTTCATGATCAGGTACGGCCGTACCGAAAATCTGGTTACCAGTTGACAGTACTTCATCCCATAAATCCAGCGCGTAACCTTTGCCTGATGCGTGTTCGGAGTTGGCGTTATAAATTTCCATGCCGAAAACATTCGGTATTTTGAGAAGCAAATTTAATATACCTTCTTTATCTATACCGCTCCAGACAGGATGATTGATTGTAATTCCTCCGCCGTTCGGGTATTGCCTCATCTCTTCAAAAGCCGTTGCGAAATCCATCACAGTGCCTTCAAAACCGCCTTCTCCAACACTGGTGTGATCTGTTCCGGAAGTGGCATAGCTGCCGACTGAACAAAGATGCAAATGTGATCCTGCAGTTGTTCCGACATAAGAATCAGCGTCAGTAAAATAAACGTGTTCCGCGTTTGGGTTTTCAAGCCAGGTATCCGGTACAGCGTCCCTTGCTGCAGTATAGCCTTCTAGAGTTGTAATCACTTCGGCGATAGGTACGGTTGGTTTTGACGCGTGGTAGTTACTGATTGCTATATGTTCATATCCTGCGATTCTTGCTCTTGTGAAATAAAGCGCTCTAATTGTATGCAGATGACAGGTTGATTTAATATCTTTTACAAGAGTTGACCATTCATAGTCATTTGCCGCAATCTTGTTTTTTGCAATATGTTTATATGGGTTTCGAGGCAAATCAGAAAGTGTTTTTGTGCCGCTATGATGAAAGATAATAGCAGACTGCGCCTCTTCGATGCTTATATTGCCACCTTCAGTTTTCTTTACTAATACTATGTAAATTCCGTTTTCCTGGATTGTATAATTGCCGGTAAATTCTCCAAAGTATTTTTTGCGAAGGATTGAATCGCCGGATAGTTCTATACTTGAAAGAATACAAGAATAGCCATCATTTAGTGAGATTATATCTCCCTTTGTAAAAGTAGGCATTGAATCAGTTGGTGTAGTACATGCTTCAAGGCTTGGGGATTCGACATAGTATCCAGCGGTAAAATTGCCGCTCCCCTGTCTGAAATAAGGACGAATAGTACCGCCAAACGTCCGTGCAATTTCATTTCTTACCGTAAATAATGCAGTGTCCGCGGTTGCGGGAAGATACACAATTTTGATTGCTTTCTTCAACTTCGATTCGTCGGTCGTTGGATCATCACCAGAGGTCATGTTAGCATGATCAACACGCTGTATTCCTACACGAAATTGCCTATCAGTACCCGTATAAGGTATAAACACCCATGTTGATACATACTTACTATTTGTAGGGCTGTATGTGGCACTGCTTGCAGAATTTCCGGTATATGCCCACACAACATATTCATATGTGGAATCGAGAATTGCAAAAGCTATTGTTCGATTTTCGCGAAGAATGATTCCGCCTGTTCTGGAATATCTCGCTATATTGTTATAATTGCCGCCAGTCGTAGGGTTAACGCCTGACCCGATAGTCAGATCATAATCTATATTTTCATAAAGGGCCGCCAGAATCCCGCCATCAACAGCGTTTTTTAAATCTCCAAGTCTATCTCCCGTAACCTTAGAATCTGCCGCGGCGCCTGATACGGTTAAAGAGCTGTCGACGGCCGGGCTTGTCGGCGTGATATGTTCCTGCAGCCAGGCGGTAACATCGGTTGAAATCTGAGCTGTGATAAAAGGCTCCAGGAGCTGTGACAGGCTGCCATCTTCGGCCATCTGATCCAGCTTATTATTTATCTCTTCCTGTACGTCCAGATTATCAAAGTAGTCATTAACATAGCTTTGAAGCTGGTCATAAGCATGAAGCATAGCATTTTTAGTATCATTGAAAGACCCCTGCAGCGTATCAAAAGCATCGTCCAGATTATCAAAGTTTTCCGCCACGGTGTTGAAATCTGATATAACATTGTTAAGGTAAACAACCATTTTGTTGAGCAGCTCATAATAAGTGATGCTATCATCATAAACGAGCGGTAAAACCTTCTGGCACCAAAAGCGGAACGCGCCTATTTTAGCCATGCTGACACCTCCTTAAATAACAATCGAGTAATCAATAGAAAAATACACCGTTGCGCCGTTGGGAATAAACGCGTTAGTAGGCTCCAGGGATAAAACGCCGGTTCCCGCATTTATCGCGGCTGTTGCGAGTCCGTTTGTTTCGCTTGAACCTGCCTTATAAATGTACACCGGGAAGAATTTGATTGTTCCCGGCCTCACTGTTGCGTCAAGGGTTGCCAGGTTGAGGCGGCCTGTTATGGTCTGATCAGGCAGCTTAAGCGCGCCGCCTATGCTCACACGGTCGCCTTTACGGAAAGCCCTGAATCCCGTTGTTGTAATGCCTTCTTCCAGAGTTGCGTTAGGCGCGTCCTGCGTCTGTGTTTCGCCGTCCCATCCTTCGACCAGGGCCGCCATATATTTTGCGCATTCATGATATCCGGATTCGTTCAGATGTACATCATCTGTGTGCCATAAATCCGGGCGGCCATAGAACCAGTTAAATGTATTGCTGCAGGTTGCGGCTCCCGCGGCTATCGCACCATCACACCAGTTTACACCGACATTGTAAACGCTGACCGCGGTTATACGCCGGCCGGGATAGAGGGGAATTATCCAAACTTTAGCATTGGGAAGTAACTCCCGGCTGCGGTTTACAAAAGCAATAACCGCGTCTGATACGCCGTCATATATGCGGTCATTATATGACCCGCCTACAATAACATATTCAAATTCTTTCCGTGCGCTCTCGGCCATGCTGCCAAAAATCCGCTCCAGGCACTGTAAATATGTTAATCTTGGATATTGTGAGTTTGAATTTCCAGGGCTGATAAAGTCGCCGCCGTTTTGGTTGGCGATTATAGCTTCACAACCGGTGAGCTGCTGGAAGTAATAGGTCCATCCGCGGCCCTGCTGCCCGCCGGTTCCTGCGGCAAAAGAATTACCAATCAAGAAACATTTCTTATTTTTAAGCGTATGTTTCCGGGCGGCATCCAGCGCGCCGGCTGCATCGCTCGCCACTTCGTCAACCTGTCCGGTAAGGTCTTCGGAAAGCTCTGCAAGGTCTTCCTGCGTGCTGCCTATAAGCGATTCAAGATTTTCCGTTGTACTTTCAAGCTGTGTAACCCGGCCGCTGATATTATCCAGGGTCGTCCCTATTATATCCTCAAGGGTTCCGTCTTCATACCATCCGGTCAGAATCTCGGTTACTTCTTCCTTCAACCGGCGGTTAAGGTCTACAATAAGTTCCTCGATTTCATTATATTTCGCTGCAAGTTCGTTCAGTTTATCAACAACCTTACAAATGGTTTCATAATATGAGAGGGAATCATCATAAACAAGGGGTAAAATTTTTTGACACCAGAATTTCAATTTTTTCTGCCCGGTATATTTTTCTTTTTCAGGGGTAAGAGTCGAATCAGGTATAACCGGTTTAAAATCAACGCCCACTATAACACCTCCTTAAGCCCATAAATTGATAAACAGGTCCGATAAATCATTAATAATCATCATATCCAGATTTAAAAGGGAATCTCTAAACTCCATCATGGATTTTACCGGACTTTGAGAAAAACCACTTACATGACGGGTATAACTATCGGTATCACTATAATGCTCTGTTTCTTCATCACTGCGTGTTGTGCTGTCTGTAAAATTAACAGTGTGCTGCGCCTGCTCATTCTGCCGCCCGCTGGTTGTCGTTGTTGTGGTTTCACTGGTTGTGCTGCTTGTTTCGCTCTCTTCTGATCCGCTCCCGGAGTGTGTGCGCTTTGTGGCGTTGGTAAGATAAGTCATGCTTTCAACGCCGTTTATACCGCCCTGCGGCGTATCCGAAAAGTATTCATAGTCTGTCCCACTGTCTGTTTTTGTCCCCTGCGTTGTGCCGGTATTAGTAACGCCGCGGTTAGTTGATCCGCTCCCGCTTTCCGTCGCGTTGCTTTCGGTGCTTTCTGATCCGGTCCGTTTTGTCTGATCTGATCCGCTCCCGCTCCGGTCCTTTGTTCCTGATCCGCTCCCGCTGTGTGTAGTGGTGTAGTCCATGTTATAAAGCGGGTTAAATTCGAGAACCGTTGTTTGATAAAGCTGATTATAGTAGGGCATTATCTCGTTTAGTTTAGTTTCGAGCCAAAACTTGAAAAGCCCGACGGTCTCCGCGCCAATTTCCCGCGTGTAATAATGCCTGATTATTTTTGTTTCCAGGACACTTTTATAAGCGGCGTCAAAAATCGGATACTCAAAATCAAAGAGCTGCGGCCGGGCTGCTTCTATAATTTCCGCTACCTTTGAAAGCGGCTGGCTCTCAACATATCCCGCGAGGGTTTCACATATATATCTAATTTCCGTGGTATATACTGACATTATAAATCTTCCTCCTCTCGGGCTGTTATTTCCGCACCGCCGGCGGCGTTTTGCGCTATTGTTGCGCGCTCAAGTTCAAGTGCCAACTGATCCGCCAGCGGGCTGTACTTTACGCTGATATTCTGGTCAAACATCGCATTGATCATATTAACCGCTTCAACCCTGGCTTTCAAGCGGTTAGCCCTCTGTGCAATATTTCCTTCCTGCGATGCTTCTATTTCATTTGTCAGATAGCGTTCACGTTTGACAATTTCCATGGATCCAACGCCCAAGAAGGAAAATGCTTCGTGCAATACATTGATTTTTTCCTCCTGCAGCTTGTCCAGAAGATAAGGCGCGTCAGTTTTCATTACTGTGATTCCGGAGATATCAAGATTCTTCGAACCGAAAATAACGGGCGCTCCGGAGTCATATTTTAGATATAAGTTTTCAAAAGTGAGGCGCTGCTTCTCATCGCACAAAATAAGGACCGGCGTTTTCTGTGCCTTTAAGTTAATATCTTTAGTCTGTTCGATATTTGCGAGACGCTGCGCAAACATACAGAGCTGCGGCCAAACGGGCTCATGCAGGTAATTGTCATAAATGATCACTGAATCATCTGTATGCAGCTCCGCGGTATAACCATTATTCGCATATGCGCGCCGCGTCATGGGTTCGTTGTAAACGTCAAAAGGACCGGAAAGCACCGCCCTCATACATAAATCGGCATCTAAAATTTCATCATGAAAATAGAGCGCGTGGCCTTTCCGAATTAGCGATAATTCCATAAAGCGCTGTGATACGCTCAAGGGCAAGTTTTCATATTCAAAACATGAAACTGCTATAGCTCGAAGGCGCTGCAGGAAATACGCGTATGTTGTGCCGTAGTCTATTATCCCCGCGGTTGCGCTTGTAAATTTCTTTGCCATTTAGTCACCCCCTCGGCCGTTGCTGATCTGAAGGTTTCCTATATTATAGTAATTGCGCCAGAACCTACAGCCATGATTAAAAATATCGGCGATCTTTGCCGCCGCGCTGGCCGGGATTGCTCCGTTTACCTGGCAGCCCATCGTTTCTACATAGGTAAATTCCGGGCGGTTCGCCATGACGGGCGTTTTAACCTGATTTACCTGATACCCGTATGCGGTAAAATAGTCGTCAATGGTCCGGGCGTAATCAGCGGTTATGCAGCGGTGATAAATTTTAAACTGTTTGTTATTTATCCCCATCATCAGGCTGCTTTGCGCGGTTCCCCGTACTGCCTGCGGCATTGCCGAGTATTTGATATTCTGCGCGATCAGGTCCAGGGCCTGACTTGCCACCGATCCGACGCCGCGCGCCACGCTCCCGGCTACTGTAAGCGGGTTTCCTGATATCGCGCCGGCCGCGGCTCCCAGGGCCGCGCCGCCCACAGAGGACGCAAGCTGACCAAGTTCAGATACCCAGCCGCCGCCGCTTGTCATTTGCGCCACCCAGGCGCGGTATTGATCCACGGCTACGGACATTTGCGGAAACTGTTTCATTACCAGCATTTCGTCTTCTACGTATCCGATACCCTGATTTTTATAATGAGTAGGTATCACGCAGGCTTCCGGGTTATCGGCTGCGATGCCGAACCAATAAAAGTGTGCAACGTGATCATCGAAAAACTCATAACGGAACTCGTTTTCTGATCCTTCACTGTTATAAACGCTCATCATGCAATACGGATAATTAAAGAGTTTATAATTTTTGGGATAATACCCGTCGATGCTGTTATTGCTTGCTACATATGCACTTGTGTAATTTATAGGTGACAGCGGCGTTAAAGCTGCCTGAACTTCCTGCGGCGCCATGCGGCCAAAAACAACCATAGCTGATATAATCGCGTCTTGCTGCGTTTTATCAATCAGATCATCAATCGCGTCCTGTAAATCCTGTTGCCCTGACGGTGAAATATCAAATTTTTGGTATTCACAGCCTGATAAGATGTTGCCGGCATAAAGCCCCGCGGCTCCTACCTGACTTGTCCCTTTTCCGCTCCGGGCCACTGATAAAACAAGCTGAGGGTCTGATTGTATATCTATGTTTTCTTTATACCTGATGACATAATCGCCAACGGGGAGTTTCTCATCAATCAGATGCTCATACAGATTATCGGTCTGCGTATGCTCCCGGACAACCAGGCATTGACCGAGCGTAAAGGTTCCCATCCAGGTTATCATATCATCAACTAAAAATGTAACCTCCGTCATGCCGTTGTTAGCATAGTCAACAGATGTTACAAAACAATATATCCACTTATTTTCAAAGGGCGTGTTTTTAAATCTTAAATAGCGGCAATTAACCAAGGTCCCCATGCTTAAAGACGAGCGGAACACGCTGCCGTGTTCACGCCCGCCAATATAAGTTACATTTGTTTCTGTTGCCAATTTGGGGATGTTGTCAAAAGTCGCATCTTTAGCCGCTTCGGTTGTAAAATACAGAGTATTTTTATAGTCCGGAGTTAAGCGCAGGTCGCCGAAGTATTGGACAACCCCGCCCGGCTGAACGTATGCCATAATTTACCCCCTTTTGTTTATACCGCTGTAAAGGTAATTGTTGCGCCAAGTGCGGTTTCCGGTGTAACCGCCGCGCTGCTCTTATATTCTGCGCCGTCAACCGTGATCGTAAGTTTTTCACCGTTGGAGTCTGCCGGCATGGTGACAACACCATACGGGGATACCGTGATATTAGCTTCGGTCAATGCATCCGTCTGGATGAAGGATACTGCTTTGCTGCCCAGGCCGGAAAGAGTTACATTAGGTTTGATAGTCAGGGTCACAATATCACCTCTTGCGGTTACGCTGTCAACGGTTCCGGTGACGCTGCTGATTGTAGCCGCTGCAGAGGATACAAAAGCAATCGCATTGGCAAAGGGGCTATATGAAAATGTCTGCCAGATATGCAGATAATAGTTATCATAAAGGCCCATCGGGTTGTGAATAGAATCCATTTCGCGAAGGTTCCCGTAAATCTGACCCCATTCCCGCGACAACATAACTGCCTGAACATTGCCAAGCAAGGTTTTTTCCGCTGCAGTCCAGGGGGTAAAACTTGTTTCGCCGGTATCCTCATTTGACAGAAGGACCGACAGCCGCGCCTCATCTACGGTTGCAAAATCGTCAACCATAACGTGATGACCGGAAAACTCCGTTTTTTCCATATGAAAAGCGGCTGCCAGAACTTCAACATCCATCACGGCATCTGCGCGGGTGTTGATAATTAAAAACTGATCATCACGCGGCGTGTGATTGGGAACTCCGGAAAGGTTGTAATTCGGCGACATAAACAAAAGTGCGTTTGACATTGCCTTAACCGCAGTAACCGCGCCTTTAGCGCCGGCCGCTGTAAATGCAATTCCGTTTTCAAAATGCATTTCACCGTTAATGATCGCATTTCCGAGCATATATTTCATAAGGTTAAATTCATCATATTCCCATGATGTATATACTGCTTCGATCTGAGCGCTGATAAAATCGCCGAGGGCATCCCAGGAAAGAAATGCTTTTCGTACTGCGTGGCGGTCGATAGACAGCGGGTAATATGCCTGGAAATTTTCAACATGAAAAGCACTACGTACATCGGCATATCTGCGTTTAAAAACAAGTTTTTCAGCGTTCGGCAGGTCCCGTTTATATCCGTCAACCAGGCCCACAAAAATTTCTTCTACCGTTTCGCCGAGCTCCAGGTCACCGCGGCGCATAAATGACCACGGGTTGCGCCATGCTTTGGATGTAACCATGACAAGCGCCACGCGGTTGAGCAGTGAAGAATACCATTCATTGAGAAGCGCCGGCGCTCCCAGAAGAACAGAGCCGATCTGACGCACGTTTGATTCATCGGCTTCCGGTACTGCGATCTGATATTGCATCGAGTTTTCAAGGCGCAGGGCGTTCATGATATCGATTGTCGAGGGACTTGCGTTTGTTAATCTCGGTATAGTAGGCATAAGTTAATCCTCCTTATTTAAAAAATAACTCATCAATGGTTTTTACTTCATGCACTTCTTTGTGTTCTGCGTCAGGGGTTAAAATATCATCATTTTCCCCTTTATCATCCGCGGGCGGGTTGCCCATGGTGAAGCGCTCTTTGTAGCGCCGGCGCAGGCTGTCATTATCCGCCAGGAGCCGCGCGTTTTCGCCGCGGAGCGTTTCCAGCTCTTCGCCGCGCTCCAGGCTTTCATAGGTGTCGGTCATGTCCTCCAAAAAAGACAGGTCTTCATCTTCCTGACTCTCTCCCACGCGCGCCGCGATCCGCGCGCGAAAGTCTTCTTTGCTTAAAACTGCCATGCTAAAATCTCCTTTCCTTCCTTATTTAATAAGCCGCCGGTTTATCCGGTGGTTTCTCATAAAAAGCCATAAGCGCCGCCGGGCGGCTGCAGTGCCGGGGCCGGGGCCGGGACCGGGGGAGCCGCCGAACCTCCAATAGGTTGTAAAGTCGCTGATTGGCGTTTCATAGTCATTAATGCTCACCTGATCCGCCAAAGGCAGATTTGCGCTGTGCGCTCCCATAAAGCGCGCATAGCCTTCACGGGTTCCCGGATCATAAACAACCTCCGTGTGTGTTGCCGACACGCCAATATCCCCCCGCTTTAATCCGTTTTCGGGGTTGATCTGAACCCAACCCATTTTAGGCAAATCAGTGGGCATTGCGTTTGTATTAAATGCATAAGTCGGGTGTCCTGTGGCGTCAATGTTAAAATCATTATGTGCAAGCCCGTACCATATAAAAGAGCTGCAATCATAGTAGGTTATTCCGCCAACCGTCTGTTCCTCTCTGTACTGTTGCGAGTATCCCACATTTGCATCATTGCATTTTGTGATACACCAATTTATAAACCCCTGCAAATCACCGGCTGCAATCGGTCCGGGCGGCTGCGGGGTTTCCCCCTGCATAAGGGCGTAGGCGTATTCTCCCCATTGGACACGCGCGGGAAAATTAACCCAGTCGGGGATGCTGCTATAATGCCACTCAAAGTCATAAAACCAATATTTTACAGCGTCCTCAATAGAACCAGTCCAACTCTGAAAAGCGGAAAAACTGATAGAAGGGTATGAGCTGCTTGTTTGCCATCCCCAGCGGCCGCCCTGACCGTAACCCATGTCTGTGTATACCGGGTCTTCAGCCATAGTACACAGATAACATTGAAAATTGCCGTCATACCACGGTTTTCCGTCCCGCTGCGCGGCCCATGCAAGAGGGTTAGGATATGTTGCGGTGTAAGCGGGGTAATCTGTCCATTGTGCAAGGCCCATCCCGCCGGGGAAATAAGGAAGGTTGGAAAGATCGCCGCCGTGGGATGTTTCATAAATCCCCGGATTCATATTGGATTCTTCATAAAAGCATCCGCAGCACCCGGCCGCTGCCTGTTTTGTCCATCCGTACTGCCCAACCAGATTATCCATGATGCAGAGGATATTATTGTCAACCTGCGCCTGTGTAAGTACGGTTCCGGTCGGCCCTATTACATATTCAAACGTCCGCGGCATCTTTAACCATCCTCGTATTTTGCAAAAACAGCCATCAGGTCATTTACAGCGGCCTGCACCCGGTCCGGATCATAAGCATCCGCGCGCAGGGCCCGGCGGCGCTCTTCGCCGTTGCCGTACTCCCCGGCGATCACTTCCAGCGCGGCGGCAATGGTTGCATTTACTTCTATTCCCCAGGTTTTCATTTTTCTTCTTGATATCCTCTCTCAATAAGAGTTGTTTTAAGCTCTGACAGAGCCACCGTGTTATTATTGAGCGCTGCAACAACGGCGTTCATTTCGGTCCGGTGCTGCTCCGTTATAGTCTGGATGCTGGCCGCGTTTTTATCGGTCATGTACTTTACATAGTAACCGAGAAGTAAGCAGCAAACAATCGGGAATCCAACCGTTCCAATAGCCTGTACTATATCCTGCAAAATAATTCCCTCCTTTAATATGCACATTTTTTGTGTTACACTTAATATATAACAAATAGAACAAATGTTTTCAAGGGGTGCGAAAAATGAATTTTAAAAAATATGATCACTTTAAAACTGACCCAGATTTTTATAACGGATATGAGCTGCTAAGTAAAACGGATAAAGACGGAAAAAAGCCTGAAATCTATGCTGCAGTAACGAACCGGAGCGCGGGAAAAACAACCTTTTTCAACGGGCTTCTTGTACATCGGTTCATCCAGCGCGGGGAGAAATTTCTTTTACTGTATCGCCACCGGTACGAGATCGACCAGGCCGCGGCCGGGTTCTTCGGGGATATCTCCAAACTGTTTTATCCTGATCTGGTTATGATCCAGGATACCGGCATAAAAAACACGTTTGTTACTCTCTCCCTGCAGCACAAGGACGATGAAACCGGCGCTACTAAAACCCTTTGCGGGTTCGCTACATCCCTGTCAGCATCAGAACAGATTAAACGCTATTCTCATGTGTTAAACGATGTGTCGATAATTCTTTTTGACGAGGTTTTTCCGGAAAACGGCGCTTACTTAAAAAATGAAATCGACCGCTTTATGTCAATTCATGATTCCGTTGCCAGAGGCAATTTTCAAACAAGCAAATATTTACCGGTGGTTTTAGTGGGAAATCTGATTGATATATTTAATCCTTATTTCGATGCTTTCGGGATTGTTGACAGTCTTTTGATTACTTCCCACTTCACCCGCGGGAATGGTTTTGTAGTAGAACAGGATTTCAACGAGGTAAGCGCCCGGACACATAAAGAAAGCGCTTTTCATCGCGCGCTGGCCGGCGCGCAGTATGCGGCCGCATCGCAGGAAAAAATCTACATCAATACCGATTACAATATGATTGATTCATCTGTGTGTGATATCGGGCGTTATATTATGACTATACGTTATAAAGGCAAGCTCTTTTCAGTCCGCTATAATGAGCAGGGATTTTTCTACTATATTTCCGACAGCCCGGACCCGTCGATCAGATTAAAATTTGCCGCGACAGAGGACGATATAACAGAGGATACCATTTATGATCCGCTCTCAAGTTATAAAAAGCTATTAAAATCCAAGCTGCATCAAAACCGCCTCCGGTTTAAAAATCTGAAATGCAAAACTGCGGCAATGCACTATATAGCGGGCAAATAAAAATAAGGCCCCGGTTAAGGGGCCTCATTCAGAGGAGTGATGAAAACAATCTGGCCGATGTAGATCAGGCAAGACAGCATGAAACAAATTCGCGGCCGCTGCGGGACTGCTGCAGCGTAACCTTGATTATAAGGGGGTTATCAGGCGACATAACAAGGGGTGCTCCGTCTTCCGCGAGTAAATCCATAATCTCATCAATTTTTCTGATAAAGGTTTCCGACCGTGTCGCATAAAGCCGGCCGGCTGCATCCAATACAAGGATTGTTAAAAAGGGTTCACTGTCGGGTTCCTGATCTTTTACAATTTCCTGAACAACGTACGCCACCATTGCAATTTCCGTTCCGCTCTGGAGCGTTTTCATCGGGATAACATCATCTCGGGTTGTAATTCTCAGAATATCGCGTTTTTCCGTTAAGTTTGATTTGATCAGTTTTGTTGACATTTTTGTTGTTCCTTTCTTTTGGTGTGTTTTAATGTATCAAAGTATCTTGTGCAGCATGAATATTAATAGTTTCATCTTGAATTATACAGCCGCTTGCCTTAATATGTCAATATGAAGCGCGAAAGATGCTCTGCAGTTTCCGGGAGACGCCGGCCGGGTATCACTCTTTAAGTAGAGCCGGGCGGCCCGCCCTTGATCGGGACCCCGCCGCCTGCAGCTACCCATTTTGAGCGCTTCTTTTATTACCAGGCGTCGCCGTCCTGGGTGTAAAAATCATTATACCCAGTCAACAGCCGGTAATCATCGGTAATATCTAGTTTATACTCTGTCCGCTCCATCGCAATACAGCTGTACAAATGGATTGTATGCCCTTCAATTTCTGCGTCCTCATCCAGATCATCGCGGTATGTTAACACTTTTTTCCACATTTGCCGGTCCTGCAGGGCCGCATCATCAGGGACCCGGAACACAAAACCGGGCTTGAAATTGTCAAGGCTCCCCAGGAGAACCGCCCCCTGCTTTTTCGGGACGCCGGCCACGGTTAAATGCAGCCGGTCGTTTTTGTCAGTATAAGCGTACTTTTTCGCGCCCAAAGTGACAAACTCTTTCACATCCCCTTCAAAATCCAGGTGGCCTAGAAGCTGCTGATCGCCTGTTCGGGTGAATGCTTCTATTGGCACATCGGACTGCTCCGCGTATTTTTCCCAGAGTTTGTTATATTTTTCAAACTGCGGTGCGTATTTTTCCGGATGCGTACATTTTACGCTGTCGGTATCACCGTAAATAAAATCATCTCCGGTGATGTCGATCAGTTCCATATGCCGAACCCGCGCGAGGGCCGTTACCGTAACACCCCATTGGTAAAGCAGGAATTTTCTGTTGCGCGGGTTAGTATAGTCTTCGATCATCTGGCGCGCTTCTTCATCCGTTGGCGCCCGCTCCCTAATATCTCCGTTTTCTTCTACCTCCATTATATTTTTGATAATCTTTTCAACCATCATACCAAAATAAGCATTAACTCTGTTTTTAGACTTCATATATTCGTATTCCCGGCCTTCAATTCCTTTAAGCTCTGTTTTCAGCTTGTAAAATTCAAAACAGGAGCTCCGGAGCTTATAAGGCAGATAACCTTTTACTGTATACCACGCTTCAATAATTTTTATCTGGCCTGTGTACTGCTTCTTAATAATAGGCCATTCCATCCCTAAAAAAGCAAATGTTGTTATGCCAGGCTGTGAAATGATCCTGCCGTTATCATAAACTGCATCATTTCTTAATTCGTGCTGCGTTTTTGCAACAGGTATATACGGGCATTTTGTCCGGTAAGGGTTCCGGAGCCTTAAATCTTTAAAGGCTACTTTGACAACCATCCAATATTTTTTAGCATAGTATTCCAGATCATCAATACTGTTTATCGCGCCGGTGCATTCCATCAACTTGCCCATTGGAAATTCATCAGAGGCAATTATTACGCCAGGATAAGAACTTGCAAAGTCGAAAGGAGCCCACGCCTTTCTGACGGCTGCCGACCTTGTAGCGGTTCGCGTGGGTGTTGCCGCCGCGGAACGCTTCAACCAAAAGATTGTAAACTTCTAAAGAGGGCATACACTTTTGCATCATTGCCCTGTACCTTTTAAATATCGGATATGTTAATTTGCCCTTTTCTGATTTGTAATCTTTGGTATTCTTCCCAAGGCAGGCATCGCGGCAATGCCGGCGGACATAGCCGGTATTTGTCATTGGGATAGATTTAATAGTGTCCCCTTCACGGTCCATGATTGACCGCACTGCATGGTAAAGTGTAATTACATCCATGCAGCTATAATATAAAACCTCGTTGCTTAACTCCGACCACGGAAACCGCAACAGCTCATAATCAATCAGTTCCTTGTCTTTCCTATATGTTTCATCGCAGAAATTTTCAGTAAATTTCTCTAAACTCATATTTGACAGCAGGTAAGAGCAACGAAAAATGATGCCGCCACCCAGAGTTTCCGCTTTCGCAATCCGCCGGGACTGCAACGCAAAAGTAGCGTCGGGGTTAAAGTCTATGCGCGATTTAAAAAACTGGTATTCGTAGGAAAAATTGTGATCATAAAATACCGCCTGAACATTATGATCTGAAAAGAATTTATCCAGAGTATTTATAAAAATCTGAAATTGATAATCAAACCTGAATAACCATACATAACCGGCAAAGTAAAATTGATATAAATAAGGAACCGCAAAAGGTTGTTCGCCACGGTTCCACCTGCTCCCGGCAGGAACCGTTGTAGTCTCTATGTCAACAGTACCAAAATCAGCCAGCAGGCCGGGTTTTTTACGGCGGGTTAAGATACCCGCTTTTGCTATCCAAGAGTGTAATATTAGATTTAATTCTCCCAGATCAGAAAAATCCTTATATACAATCTGCCCCAGGCGGCGCGGATCCACGCCGGCAGGCCGGTTGATTACATGCATTTAAAAGCCCTCCATATCATCAAGTAAATCATCGTTTTCCCTGATCCATTCCAAAAGCCCGCTTTGGCGCTCTTCAAACTGCCGCCATAAGTCAAGCGGGGATTCCCCGCCGCCACCGGCCCGGTTTGTTACCATCGCTTTTGTGATAGCTTCGACTAAGTTGTTAGAGTCGAAGTTTTGCTTTGCTTCTTTTCCCTCCGGCGATCCGAGCCACCGCAGGATAGCATCCTTATCCTTTTCACTCAGCCCGGAGCCACCCTTCGGAGCCGATCCGCGCCGGCGGCGCTCTTCATTCATGATCTGATCAATATATTTTCGGCGTTCCGCCTGCACTTCTTTTATGCCGGCGACCGTCGAAGTTTTTGCATCTAAAAAGCGTTGCACCTGTGCTATTGCCTCTTTTAATACAGAGGCGTCAGCTTTGCGGCCGGGACTCTTAAAAACTGTTGCCCCGCCGCGCTGCTTAATATAGCTGGCTCCCTGCAGCGGCTGAACTATGTACTTGTACGCCTGCGCGCCGCCGATGTTGGCCGCTTTAGTTAATGTTTTAATCCGGTCGTTGGCCGCCTTTATCGCGGTTGAGTAAAAGCGGCGTAACTCCGGGAGACTAAAGCCCGAAACATCGATATTGTAATCTTTAGCCCTCATTCTTTAAAGCCTCCTTTATTTGTGCATCCGGGATCAGTTTGATATAGACAAGCGCCGCTATCGTCAGAAAATCCGATAAGGTTACATCCTCCAGGGCCGCGCGGGCCCGGAAGGTTTCGAGATATTCACGGTCAATAGTTACGCTGATACGTTTCTTATTTTCGCTGATCATTTGTTAATCCTCCTTAAATAACAATGTGCAGCTGCTTGCTCCCGTTTTCCCGCTCCGTCAAAAATGTAAAAAACTTAATTTGACGATCCAGAAAAGGATTGATCTTGTTTCTTTTGGACAACGGCAGGCACGTTGTGCAAATCAGGGCAAAGCGCGCGTGTTCATCTGACTTCAGAAATATGATTGTTTCATTGTCCAGTGTGTGGCATTGTAGCAATGATAAAATAACTTCGCCGACGGTCATTTTAATACCTCCTTATACTATAAAATCAACGCCATATTTTTCACGGTGAAGCCGCAAATATGCTGTAAATAACTCATACTCGTTATCATACCCGGCAGCATCTAACGCATCCATTATATCAGAATCCATCAATCCAATACATTCACTATAGTAGTGATCAACTAAAAACCTCGCCTGATGACATTGAATTGGTTTACTAACCATATCCGCCAGGGCCTCGCATATGTCATAAAACGGCCGGTAATCCAGGCGTTCATGTTTAGCTCTAAATTCAAGCATTGTTTCACCCTCAGGTATGTCACAACACATTTCGTATTTGTACATACCGCCGGCATATTGCGGAGTTAATAAGCCCTGCTTATCAATAAAGACAGCATACACAATGCTGCGGCCTGCCCAGGTTTCAAAAACCCAGGGCGTGTAATACTTCTTTAAATAGTTGCTAATATCGGTTGCTGTGTACTTCATGTTTTCATCCTCCTATAATCAACTCCGGGCACTATTACCCACTCCCATTATACCGCATCTAATTGGGTGATGCACTCCAAAAACCGCGCCTGTATTTTATGCAACATGCCGAATCGCTGGCAGCACGAACATTTATTCGAGTAATGCACAAAGGGCGGTAAAAGTCAATAGCGCATAATAGACAAAATTCACATAGTGATGCACCATAAAAGTGCTACATTGCACAACGGCGAAAAGTCAAGAGGCAATGTTGCACAAAGTGCATCACTATTTTTAGTGCAACACTCACAAAGTTTT